CGGCAGTATTCAGCGCTTGATCTTATCCGAGCTGGGTAACGTGCTGGCTAGTGGTGTCGGGCAACCGTGGAAAATCGTCGACGGTCCAGTCGTCAGCGCTGTCGACGAGGGTCTGTGGCGCGATACCGCGTTCCGCAAGATGTCGGGCGAGCCGAAGGACAAACACCGGTCGTTCGGACGGGCCGTTGATGCGCTCGTGGCCGACCAGTTCATCTACCGCGATCGCGACATGGTGTGGGTTACTTAGTGTTGACCGGCAGCAGCAGCCGTAGCCGGCGTCGATCCCCGTGGGACAATCTCCACGTTGAGACCGTCAGCGATCAGTCGCGCAGCGACGGTGGCTATCGTCGCGGCGTGGGCCGTGGCAGTGGGCCAGCCGAGTTGTTGTGCATCGTAGTCATCGCTGGCGAGGCCGAGTTCCACAGTAGCGACGTTGGAGCAAGCGGCTACAGCTTCATCTGCTGCGTTGCCTTGCTTCACGATCAACGCAGCGAGTTCTTGCACGAGGGCGCGAGGCGCACGATTGCCGGTCGCCTGACACCACTTCTTGATCGTGTCGAGGCGCACGTCGTGAAGCACGGCAGCCTCTCGCTGGGAAAGGCCGCTGGCTTTGAGCAGGATGCTGTAGGTCGAGAGCATTCAGTCCTCCGCTTTGTATTCGGCCATTCCGAATACGCCGTTGACGATCTCATCGTGGCGACTCGTCTCGCCGTCGAGGGGGAGGTGCTCGGCAAGCATCGTGCCGTGGATTTCCCGGCGGGCACGCTCAATGCTTTTGCCTTTGTATCCATTACCGTGGGCGTCTCCACGCATCCAGAATCGGTACTTGTAAGCCCAGAAGTAAGCCAGGCCCTCGTACGCCGTCGTGCCGACACGACCTCCGTCGCGCAGGAGGTCGATCATGTGCGCGGCTTCCCAGACCAAATCCGTCACAAGCTTCTTGGTCTCGCGTCGTGCCCAGAGTTCGTCGTGGCGGTACGGGCGGTCGACCATGCTTTTGGCTTCGCGCTTCGTATATCCGCTTTCGACCAGTTTGGTTGTGACGGTTTCTTTGAGGGTCATCGGTTTGGCTCCTTGCCAGTTACAGAGGAATGTTCCTCCGACACAGGTTGTATATGCACTAATGGTGCATGTGTCAAGGCTGGACTGTTGCATAAATACATACGGCGATTACGGCAAACCTACGGCGCCGTACCTTGCCGTATAACTACGGCGATTACGGCGATTACGGCGTTCTTCTATAAGAACGCCGATAACGCCGTATCTCGTATACCGCCAGATCGCCGATGACCGACTTAGATGTGGATGGGTTGGCTGGGTTGTTCTTTGAAGCGGCAGAGACCGAGCGAAAGCTACCGCCGGCGGTTCGTAAGCAGACGAGATCTGCTTGGCCCGACTTTCCTGAAGAAGACAGTGCTTATGGCTGGACCGACGAGGAAGTGCGGTTAGGGCCGGCTTCAACGCGAGAGGTTGCCAACTACGAGCTAGCAGTCGAGCTAACCTGGTTGATGGACGAGGATGGCCGGCGGGTGGTGTGGGCTACAGCTCATTCCGCAGCTCGGAGGGTCAGAGGTCCACGCTGGAAGGTTCTTGGTAGAATAATGGGTTGCAGTGACGTAACAGCCAAGCGTCGCTTTGAGCGGGCTATATTCGGCTTGTGGGCTCGGTTGCAGTATGGAGAGTAACTATATGTTGTGTGGGCTTGCGTCAGTGTTACGAAATGGTGTAATTTTAAGTTATGCTGAAGTTTGTTTGTCCTTGCCTCAGTACTCTCTCCGAACTTCTCATGACTATCACCTCCCAGTGAACGTCGGCCTCCCTTGTGGAGGTCGGCTGTGACTGTTCCTGCAAAGCGTAAGACGCAGCGTGTTCCCCCCAAGGTCTTCGATCAGATACTCAGGCGGTTAGCCAATGGCGAAGCGCTGCGGCCAATGTGTGACGCTGACAAGGCGTTGCCGAGTTGGCGAACTGTGTTGCGGTTCGTTCAAGAAGACGAGGCAGCCTACAAACTGTACCGACAAAGCCGAGTGCTTCAGGCTGAGTTCTACCGCGACGAGATCATCAAGCTAAGTGAGATGCCGTTGCCCGCTGATCCGAAGCTAGCAATGGCTGAGGTGCAGCGTCGAAGGCTAGAGATCGATACCAAGGACAAGTACATCCGACAGCTCGCACCGTCCGGTGTTCGCGATCGAGTTGAAGATGCTGGTGGTCCGGCAAGCGGAACCTTGGTCATCCAATGGGGACAGCGAGCCGACAGCCCGGCCATTGTCGATGTGACTAACGTCATCGATGTCGAGGCTGATGAGCTGGAGGACGGGTAAGTAAGTGGCTGTCTAGTGGCAGCATTCGCGCGACCGACGTTGACCCTGACGTTAACGTATACCCCCGGCCTTCAGGTTTGGAACCTGACTACAGCCTAGCAATATCAATGACTTAGCGGCCATGTTGCCACGAGGCTGCCATCGACAGGCAGAAATGCCCAGGCTTTCCGTCATATTTATCACGTTTCCCCTACGGCACCCCCCACCCCCCCCAGCGATTGGGCGCCGCTGAGTAGGAGGATAATAGGTCCACAACTGAGGCTCTGTCGTTCTGAGCCGGGAGCCACGCTATGGCACAAAAGATCAACACATCGGTCTACGAGCCGGGCCCGCCGAAGCGCACATCGATCGGCAATAGCACCAGATCGCGCCCCAAGAACAAGCACAAGCGGCGCACCCACAAGCCGTACAACCGCCAAGGCAAATAATGCGCAACTACAAATCAGAGTACGGCGCCTACCACTCAAAGCCGGACCAGATCGCCAACCGCTCAAGCCGCAACAAAGCGCGCCGCAAGATGGTAGCCGCCGGCAAAGCAAAGCCAGGCGACGGCCAGGACGTCGATCACCGCGACGGCAACCCACAGAACAACAAGCGCTCGAACCTGAGCGTCATGGGCCGCAGCAAGAACCGGAGCAAGAAATGAGCCTCTACGCCAACATGAACAAGCGCAAAGCCGCCGGCACCAGTCGCTCAAAGAAGAAGAGCACGGTGAGCGACAAGTCCTACGCGGACATGAAGGCGGGCTTTCCGAAGAAGAAAAAGAAGTCGTTGATGGGGCGCGCTTGAACTACTCCGCGTTCGTAATGCCGATCGATGATGACAAATTCGCGCTCGTCATCATGCTCGAAGGCTTCACCAATCAACCAGACGCTCACGATTTCCTGCGGGAACTTATGCTGCCCTACAGCGACAGCGACCTGGCCCCACCTAGCAGCGCGGCAGTCCATTGACCAAAACGATCGAGATTGAGTACACGCCGCGCAGATTGCAGCAAGAGCTGCACGAGATGCTGGACGCGAACCGTTTCAACGTGTTGGTGATGCATCGTCGGTTTGGAAAGACAGTCTGCGCCGTCAACCATCTCCTAAAGCGAGCGATCGAGGAACAAAAGCCTAACCCACGCCTTGCGTACATCGCGCCAACGTACCGGCAAGCAAAGAACGTAGCGTGGGATTACCTGAAGCAGTTCGCCGGCAAGATCCCGGGCACCAAGTTCCACGAGACAGAACTGCGCTGTGACCTGCCCAACGGCGCACGCATCTCCCTGCTCGGCGCCGAGAACCCGGCAAGTCTGCGAGGCATCTATTTAGACTTCTGTGTGATGGACGAAGTGGCCGACATGCCGCAGTCCATCTTTCCCGAGGTGATTCGCCCAGGATTAAGCGACAGGAAAGGGGGGTGTGCATTTTTGGGCACTCCACGCGGGCACAATTACTTCCACGATTTATGGCAAGCCGCCGAGAGCACGAAGGGCTGGGCGCGCAAAATGTATAAGGCCAGCGAGACCGCGTTAATCGACGACGAAGAGCTTGCAGCCGCGCAAGCCACAATGACCGACGACCAATACAACCAAGAATTCGAGTGCTCCTGGGTCGCTAACGTGCCTGGATCGATCTACGGCAAAGAGCTGCAACAGGCCGACGACCAAAACCGCATCACGAGCGTGCCGCACCAGCCGGACCACAAGGTGTCGACATTTTTTGATATCGGCATGAACGACAGCACCGCAATTTGGTACATGCAAGAGGTTGGGCGCGGCCAAATCCACGTCATTGATTACGATGAAGACCGGGGTGAGGGGCTCCCGCACTACGTTAACTTGCTAGCGAGCAAGCCCTACGTCTACGGCGCTCACTACGGCCCACACGATCTCGAAGTACGAGAGATGGGCACCGGCAAGAGCCGCAGAGAAGCAGCCTATACGCTGGGCCTTAACTTTCGCATCGTACCAAGACTGCCGATCGACGATGGCATCCACGCCGCAAGGATGCTGATCCCGCGTTGTCACTTTGATCGCG